GGTGGCGGTCTGCGGCATGGGCCACCCCCAAAAGAAGTATCATCGCGAGCACGCCCATGCCGACTCCGAGCGCAAGTAAGATATCCATCAGTTACCCCCTACGATAATCTTGCCCGCTTCCAAGTCTTTCACTGAAGTCACCATGCCCGACCGATGGCCGATGCTCTTACCTTTGAGGCTGCGCACCCAGCTATTATAGATGGCCGCATAGGCGCGTGTAGTACCTGCGGGCATGTTCTCGTTCTGTTCGATCGATAATTGGACGTCGAGCACGATGCTCGTTTGGCAGTCGTGGCAAAGCACGAAGCGGCCCTGGCCGATCAGTTCCCTACTATCTGTAGTTGCCAGCTTGAGACAGCCGCGAATTGCGCAGGCTACGGTGGTGGTCATAATCCGGCCTGCTTTTCTAGCCGTCTGACTCGCTGTCCAAGTACAAAAGCTACCGCTAGAATCATCGGCCACGTCAGCGCGATTATTTGAAAACCGAGTATCATCCCTGTTGCGCTCCCTGCTGTTGTGGCGCGCTGGTCGCGATCTGCTGCGCCTGCGCCAGATTTTTCGCCGCCCCCGCCGCCTGCGGCGCCGCCTGCACCAGCGCCTGCGCGTTAGCCTGCTGCGCCTTCTGATCCTGCAACGACTTCATCTGCTCGGGACTTAGGAGCAAGTCGGACCTTAGACCGTTCACGTCGCTCACTTCGCGCGCCATTTTCTCCCAGTCGAACACGTCGAGAATTTCGGGATGGCCCGCTTCGGCGACCGGGATCAACTGCTCCAGCGTCCGCTGGATGGCAATGACATCTTGGGCGCGTTGCAGCCGGTTAAGTGGCGACTGGTACTCCACCTTTATAAGACCGCCGGTACGTGCCAGCGAGTCGGGCATAGGGCCTAGAGAATCAAGCACGCCAGCGTGAAATAGAATATCGATTTCTCGATTAATGACATTGCCTAAGAACTCGCTTTGCTGGCGGCCCATCGCTGGAGTCAGTAGTATCCCGCGCTCTTCCGCGATCTGGAGGACTTGCGTAGCGGTCATGTTCGGATTCTCCAGCAGCATCTCGAACACGTTGCCATACGCTGCTTCCTTGATGGCCTTGCGCCGGTACTCCATCTTCTCTTCGGTGATGTCTACCTTGGCACCGGAAATGTAAGGTATAGCCAGAGGCTTACCATCGTCGGATACCATTCCATAATTGAGAGCACCAGGACGAACACTGAAAGCATTGCCAGATTCAGGTAACAGAACAGGGGGGTCTGCGGCTCTCTGCGCATTGTTCAGGTCCGTCCTACTCATCTCATTGAGCATCTTCACATCGGCCAGCGCAATAAAGAATGGACTCCGTCCATAGACCTCCCTGGGTCCGACCGTGAACCGGCTCGTCGCATAGGGATTCATCCGGTAGCCGCCCTCATCTACTATCTGTATAGGATTGACGCACAGGTAGCATTCCTCCCACGGCATCCCCCGCCAGTCCTTCCTGCCGTACTCGGGGTTTCTTCGCGGCTTGACGACGTGCAACCACTCATAGACGCGATGGCTCTGCGCCGGATTGTCGTAGCTCGCCTTTACTCCCGGCGGCACCTGGTCCGCGCCCCACTTATCCACCGCTTGCGTTGCCGTGAACTCAAACTTCCGAAATACAGTATCTATGACGCCGACGTGATTTTCGGCGAAGTAGAGATCCTGAAGGGGCACCGCTCGATACCGCAGAGTTGACCCCAGCGCGTCATCGACGAACACACTGCCCGTTCCAAAGGCGATAAGGCCAAGCATGTTCTCGTGAGCCTGTGAAGCAAAATTCGCCCTAGGCGAGTACCGTGCTGCGAACAAGATGTCGTTGAGATTTTCAAGATAGGCTCGCGCCTCCCGATCGTCCTTAAGACTCGGGTCAGTCGGCGTTAGCTGGTGCCACTTCTGCGTTCGCGGAAATAGCATGCTCTCGAACAGCGCCGCACAGTTCTCAAGAGCCTGAGGAGCAGTTGAGTCGAAAATATATTCCGTCCTTCGCTCAGCCTGACTCACCCCCAACACCGCCCGCTGAAACACGTTCTGATGCGGCAATACCCTTCTCGCGATGTCCGCCCAGTAACTCTCCCAGTTCCACCTTAGATCCTGTAGCTGCTGAAACTCCCGCAGATACGCCCGCGCCCGCTCGTTCTGCTCTGTGCTCGGTTCAGCCATCGACATTTAGCCAGGGGTAGAAAACTCGCATATGCGCGTCCACAAGATTCTCGGCAAATCCCAACGTCCTAAGTTGCGCCCTATACCATTCTTCAAAGAATCGATGAAACATTTTATTTTTTTTGAACTTTTTCTGATGGGGAGAGGAGAGCAAAACGCGGTCTCGCGAGCGGCCGTGATTTTCCCCCCCACCGGGTCGGCTAGCCATTCAGCCCAATCCCCGCCTGGCTGCCGAGCACGCTCTTAGTGCCGGTGCGCGTAGCCGGGCTGTCCTGCGGTAGCACGGTGGCGGCGTAGCCACGACGACGCCTGATGGCATCGTTGACATCCGCCTGCTGCGCAGCTTGATCTAATGTCGGAGGTTTAGGCGGCGGAGCTGGCGGAGGCGGAGCTTTCGGCGTCATTTAGCATACTCCTTGGCATACTCCGTCAGTGAAGGGATGAATTAGCTAGTAAATGCAAGGGTTATTTGTCGAAGAGCGGCTGATAAGAAATCAGCGGGTCTAGTCATCCGTCACGTTGCCGAGGTTGATCTGAATGGCGAATGCCGCTGCAGAACCGGATTCGGACGCATACGCACCGTAGTGTTTGCCGAGCATGTCAGCAGCGCGCAGTTTATGGTCATATTTGAACTCATCAGTAGGCACGTTAACAAAGGCTAAAGTCTGCAATTCCTTGCGCCACAAGGACAATTCATCGATGTCTTTAGCGGCGATGCGGTTCTCCATCTCATCGATGGCAGCACGAATGTTAACATTTGCGGTTAACCTCGAGGCGATGACGCGGGATGTATGCGCAGAGTAGCCGGCACGGATTGCAGCCTGAGAACCGTTACGATCCTTGAGGTATTCGCGAATGAACGCTTGATGCTTAGGAATTAGGCTGTCGATGAGCACAACCGATGTTAACCACAGTTGGTTAACCTAGGTCAAGTAGTCGACCACAGTAGGAGAAGATTGCGTTCTTAGGGGGACGAGACGCGATTTGCCAAGCGCAACAATCGTTGTCACGCGGCGATGTCTGGAATAAGCCCAAAGCATCGACCTATTGCAAGTTCGGCGGCGCGATGTATCTCGATGACGAAGATCACGTTCAATGGTCGGGCCTGCACGAGTATATGGACGATGCGCAGGTAATCGCATGGTCTGAACAATTCGGCTCAGCCAATCACCCCCGACGCGGTTAAAATCGCCGAGGACTGGATCCGCGCTAAGCAAACCTATCGCATTGCGCGTGATAAGGGCTTATCCATCGCCGACGCCGTGAGAGCGGTCGCACTTGAGGCAGCAAAGCGCTAGGAGAGCGTTGGGGCTCTCACCTTGGCCGCGCAAGTCTCAACGCCGGGTACTGGCTTAATTTGGGCTTGAGTGTCTGAATTTGGAATGTCGAGTGGCTTAATTTGCTTTGAGACGTGGGTCGTCGGACGCGATGCACTGTGCCAATAGGGGCGCCGTGAATTTGAGAGATTTAAATTGATCTGGCGGCTTTGACGGATCAAGATGGCTCATCGCCAACATGTGCTTCGCAGACTCGATATCCATCATTCGTCGCCCATCGCACTTCTGCACAGAATCGAAACTGCCAAAGTTCGACCATTCACTGAAGGGCAATGACGAGGCAATCGTATAGCCTGCTTGCCCGTTGGTGAGCGTCCCGAGCCTTATTGGCGGCATCATCAGATACCAGCCCACAAGCGCGAGCGCAGCGGCGTGGCGGGGCTTCATTCTTTGACTTTGTAGAGTTTATCAACGGTACGCAAAAACACTCGCGCCCATAAATCATGCTCATCGCGGGTCCATTCGCCACTTGGCGGCAGATCCTCGATCAGAGCGGCAATCAAAGGATTGATTTCGCCCGTCTGAGAAAGTCTCAACGCCGGCCGGGAGACGCGGATCTCTCCCGGCCACCTCACCTCGACGGGACGCACAGCATGAATCCCCGGACGTCGACGGCAGAAGTGTCGTGTTCTGCACGCGCAAACTCTTCCGTCAGGAGCTGGCCGGCCTTGTTGCAGCTCTCCAAGGTGGCGAAAGGACCGATCTGGCTCAGCGAGAGATTTACCTTATCGGGATTCTCATTGACCAGGTAATAGCTCTTCGCGGGCGTGAAAATGCTTATGGCCAGAATGAGCGCCAGCGCCAAGATAGCGAACCACATTGACTTCGACATACAGACACTCTTGCCATAACTAATCCTTATATCCAAACCGTCCCGAGTTGCGGTCGTCGTCGGGATTCATATTTATGGCAGTGTCGTTGACTGCCATATTTCCAGATTCTCCCAAGTCATTAGCGCCGCTAATAATCTTCGAGTAGACGAAAGGCCGCCTTTTCTTTCCATCGCCCCGCCTTCCGACCAGTCCTTGCTTGTACAAAAGAGACAGACATTTCGAGGCAATTTGGTATGAGATATCGAGCGCCTGAGCCATATCGGTTGCGGTGTATTCCGAGCCGTCTTCGCCGTCGAGAATGTCCATAACTCGCTCGGCATAAACCTCTGCCAACATGTAGTTTTTGAAGGCGCCGCCGAGGACGACTGAGCCATCCTCGTTCCTTAGCAAGCGCGATTCGACGAGAGCTTGGCCACGCGGGTCTCGGACACCCGTACTTGAAATAGAGTGAACGCCAGGGCCGAATCGGCGCACCAAGATGATCGGGCTGACCCTAGCTGCCAAGCCTTGCGAGCCGAGCGCCGCAACGGTCGCATCACCGATTTGCGCGTTCTTTGGCGCGTGGTGAATCGGCAGCATGTGCGCCCCCGACAGACTCGCAACGTTCTGAATCTTCCCAAGCGCTGCCCGAGTGCCCGCATAACTCATCTCATCCGCAATCCGCACGAAATCGAAAAGCATATCGAGCACAACAAAAATCACCCTGTAGCGCCGGATCTCGTCAGCGAGACGCCCAAGAAATTTGTCCGGGTCATCCACGTTTGTTGCTGGAAAGAAACGCAGGGGGTCGTCTTTCCGCCAGCCGAGCCGAATCAGCTCTTGCCTAGCGGCCATCGTCTCGTCCTCGCTCGCGATGTAGAAAACCGGCCCTTGCGTCACTTCGCGCCCGAGCACTGGCCAGCCCTTCGCGACGCAGACCGCCATCCAACGCGCCAGCGTCGATTTGCCGGCGTGCTTACCGCCCGTGATAAGGCTGACCGCGTGTGAATAACAGAGCTTGTCGATAACCGGCGTGCGCTTTAGGTATTCGTCGTTGGCGAGAACCGCATCATCAAATCCTTCCCAACCTATGTCTTGTATCGTCGCGACTTCAGATGTTCGCGAAGCGATCGACTGCAATTCCCCAATCAACGCATCCGCGGTCACACCGTTGTATGCGAGCGAGACCAGCTCCGCTGCCCGCTCTGCGACTTGGCGCTTGATGCTCATGTCGCGCACGATCGCCGCGTAGTGCTCGATGTTGCTCGAGCCGGGCACGAACACGAGAATCTCGGCAAGATATTGAGGACTGACAAATCCCCACTTTCCTGCTCGCTCCAACACCGCGCGCATCGTCACGATGTCGATCGGTTTGGCGCTCGACCGCAGAGTCAACATCGCCTTGTAAATCTCGCGGTGAACCTCCCGATAGAACATCTCGACGGTGAGCCAAGGAATGCGCCCGATCGCCTCATCCTCAAGAAAGATCGCGCCTAAGACGGCCTTTTCAGCATCTTCGCTGTTTGGCGGCATGCGGCGCAGAAAGTCATCGTTAGCTACTTGCGCGTTACCGTTGCGTCCGGCAGAATAAGAATCGTCAGGCTCGTCTTTGGCGCGCTGCCCCCCATCGCGCCCCGCATGCCCAGCCCCGTCCTGACCAGGCGGGGCTTTTTCTTGTCGGACTTCCTGTTTTGCTCCCTCATCCTGAGGGGAAGAAATAGGAAGCCCTCTCTCAATCGCATCCAGCACGGGTTGCAGCGCCTCTGGCGGGCACTTCCGGCAGTACGCATACGCATGCCAGCCGTCCGCCCGCAGCGTCGCGTTGACCCGCTCCCCGTGCGTGCAGAGGAACTGCCAAGCCCCTGAAGTGGTGCGATGGACGTCAGTCATCCCTGCGCCCTCGAATGGATAATCGCGGGTCGCACCCAGCGCCGTTGAAAGCCGCGCCATTGAGGTCCGGGCGCATACTTGGGCGCATAAGTCCCCTCCGGGGTTAACGATTGACACAGGCAATATCGGCAGGCAGGCGGGAGCCGGCAGGGATATTGCGCGGGTGAGAGTTCTACAAAGTGTCGAGAAAATCCGCGATCTTCTCGCGCGTCATCCGGTGAATGTCGTTCAGGTGCGGGAGGACGTTGTCATAAGAACCTTCCCGGCAAACCGGGCAGCCGCCAATCTCTTTCAATATCGGATGCCGA